ATTAAGTTCATGGCCAAGTCGTGAAACTAAAGGTGATCCAAATCGACCAATTGAAACTTGTCGTTATGAAAATTGGTTAAGAGACAAATATGATTTGATGTTTGAAGTTGATGATAATTTTATTGTTAAGACACCAGAATATGATATTGAAGTTAAAGATGCTTACTATGTTGGTGATAGATGGGCAGTAGGTGAAATTGATACTCGTAGAGAAACTCATATATTATCACATCTAAAAGATTGTGAATTTATTGATTTCAATAATACGATGTTAGAAAATGCTTACATCATTAAAAATCTAAAGAAACCATTTATTACAAACTTTACAGGTGTTGGCATGCTTGCTGATCTTTGTAATGTTCCTTTATATTGTGTATGGAAAGCAGAAGATTGGAAGCCAGAATTTAGAGTAGGTGATAATGTATCGTGGGACGATGGCAAAGATATTAATAAAGTATTTGAAAAACATTTCTATTTAAATCGTCAAGCTAAACTTGTTCATGCTAAAGATTTACAACTATGATTATCAATATTGAACCTGGTACTTTTGGTGGACCATTACGCAATGGAGATTTACTTGGTGTTTGTAATGTAATAGAACATATTAGAAAAACAAACAGCGATCCATATATTCGGTTCTATTTAAAACCAGAAACAGTCAGTACAGAAAGATATGTTCAAGATTTTCATTCATTTCTTTTATGTCAAACAAATTATTTCTCCTCACATCCAGGTCAAGAAACTTTACCCTGGCGCAGAGTTAATGTATGGGATTTTAGAGATATTTGTGGCGATTTAGTTAAAGTGCCTAATGACAAACCAATGCAAAAGAAAATTGTTATATTTCCTTTGTTTGACGCACCATATAACACCTATCGTAATTGGCCAAAACAGTTACTTCAACATTTGATTGAAAAATACAATGATGAAGAATATAAGGATTATGTTAAAGTGATATGTACCAAAGAACCTACTTATTTTGGAGAAGAATGGGTTAATAGTACCGATTTCATGACCAATGTTTACCACATTATGGATGCCGAAATATTTGTTGGTGGTGACACAGGAACAACACATTTTGCCTTTTCACTTGACAGAGGACCTAAAGATATGTTATACTATAATTCCAGTCGAGGTCTAATTCATACTTTACCATTCTATCTTCTACAAGGCAAGGGTAGAATGTCTAACTATTGGTTGGATTTTGAGGGAACTCAGTTTTAAATCCAACAATTTTTGACACTATGTATCGAAGCCAATCTTTTTACTGTTTGGTGATATTAATTCAAAAGTTGTATAAATAAGGTGTCCGGCAACCAAAGTGTGTTGCAAGTCTAGAAGGAAATTCATGAAGCCGTTTTTAACCTTTCTTAAAGAAGAAACCGAAGAAGGAAGCAAACTCAAGCATATTCATCATGCTGAAGATAGACCTTTATTCCATGGTTCGAAAGGTTTTGAACATGCTAAGGCGGCTCTAACACAAGCACATGAACATATGAAGTCTGGTAGTAAAAGTACTCATCTTACTATGAAATATGATGGTTCACCTTCTATTGTTTTTGGTCATCATCCAGAGACAGGCAAATTCTTTGTAGCTTCCAAGTCCGCTTTCAATAAAAATCCAAAAATTAATTATACACACGAAGATATCAAGAAGAATCATGGTCACGCACCTGGTCTTATGGATAAACTTCATGCGTCTTTGAATCATCTTAAAAAAATTGCACCTAAAACTGGTGTATATCAAGGTGATTTGATGTATACTCATGACGATTTAAAACACCATAAAAATGGTAAAGTATCGTTTACACCAAACACCATCACTTATACTGGTCATGGTGACGAAGCACAAAAAATCAAAGATTCTAAAATTGGTGTTGTAGTTCATACACAATACCATGGTAAGACTGCCGCCTCAATGTCTGCCGATCCACATCCAGACCTACACAATTTTACACCACATAGAGATGTCTGGACTAAACATCCTGAGCACGACACTCGTAATATTCATTATTCTGAACATGATCAAGATGAGTTTCATAAACACATGACGGCCGCACAGAAAATACATGATGAACATAAAAAGACTATGTACAGTAATACAGAACCACATAGTGGTGAAGCCGGCCACATGGCTACATATATAAATCATACTGTCAGAACAGATGAGAAACCTTCAGCTGAAGGATTAAAGAAGTTTATTGGTTCTAGATACAACGATAGTATTAAAAAATTAAAAACACCTGCTGCGCAAGGTCGTAAGCAAGCAGAATTAAACTCTCACAGTAAGCACATTGATGCTCACAAAAAAGATTATGAAAATTTGTTAAAAATGCACCATCACATACAACAAGCAAAAAATGTATTGGTACATAATTTAAATCAACATACTGGTGGATTAGAACATCATATAGGCGATAAACCTACTGATCCAGAAGGATTTGTTGTACATCATGCAGGCGAACCAACTAAATTGGTCAATCGTAAAGAGTTTGCAAAAGCCAATTTATTGAAAGATTTTAAAAAATGAAAAGTTTTAGAGAGTTAATTGAGGAAAAAGAAAAGGACTCTAAGCCAGTAGTAATGGCTTTTGGTCGTATGAATCCTCCAACAACTGGTCATTTAAAGCTTATCGACAAAGTAAAGTCTACTGCTGAGAAACTTGGTGCCAAGCACACCGTGGTTGTTTCACATACACAGGACTCAAAAAAGAATCCTTTGTCTGCCGAACAGAAAATTAAACACCTCAAAAGATATTCTCCTGGCACTCACATTGAGGCCGCATCAAAAGAACATCCAACAATATTACATCATGCTTCAAAATTACATGACAAAGATCATGACGAACTTCATGTAGTCGCTGGTTCTGACCGTGTTAAAGAAATGCACCACCTATTACATCAATATAATGGTGTAAAAGGTAAACACGGTTATTATAAATTTAAAAAAATTCAAGTTCATTCTGCTGGTCATAGAGATCCTGATGCCGAAGGTGCAGAAGGCATGTCTGGTACTAAGATGAGAGAACATGCAAAGAATAAAGATTTCCATTCTTTCCGTCAAGGTGTTCCACATCATGTAAAAGATGAACACGCAAAAGAACTAATGCACGATGTTCGTAAAGGCATGGGATTACATGAATCTACGGATCATGGCCGTTTCCATGCAATCTTTGTGACTGGTGGTCCAGGTTCTGGTAAAGATATTGTTATTCGTGAAGCTATTGCCGAATCTCACATTGTGGAATTGAATTTCATACAAGCACAAGATTACTTGGGTGATAAACAAAAGTTATCTGAAAAAACAAATGATTACCGTAGAGAAGCAATTCGTCAACGTGGTCCATTAATCATTAATGGTCCAGCCGATGATAAAGATAAAATTTCTCATATCAAAGAAGAATTGGAAAGTCTTGGATATGAGACTATGATGATATTTGTGAATACCACAGATGAAGTAAGTAAAGAACGTAATTCTTTGTTGTCTAGAATGATGATGGAATCTGTTAGACAGGACAAATGGTCTAAATCACAGAGAAATACTAAATATTTCACCGAATCATTTAAAAATTTTATTGTTTTTGATAATACAGGCGATATTCATAGTAAAGAATATGATATCCATGAAGTATATGAAAACACTAAGGTTTTTCTTGATTCAAATACTGTAAACGAAACGGCTGAAGATTGGTTGAATCGTAAATTTAAAATTGAGGAAGAAAATAATGTTAAAACGAATAATCGGTTTCTTAAAGTCGCAAAAAACTACTCCAGTCCAAGAGCCAAAGGACCAGACGATATCACCCACGACAACCAAGGATCCATTGTTCCCCCTGGACAAGACCAAGTTAAAGGCAACACGGGCGCCAGAAAAGACAACTTCAACAAAGGCCACTCCGGCGGTGCGTGGCACGCAGCCTACGAAGAAAGCCAGCCAATCACGAAAGTCTACAACAAAGCCAAAGAAAGCAACTTCCAGCAAGACAAAGACAAAATCAAATTAAAGAAACGTGGTTTTGATAAGTCTGGAAAAGAATCGGCACTAGGTAGACCAGATGGACTAGGTTCATCATGGGACACAAGAACAAATGGTTCAGGTTTAACTGGTGGCATGGGCTTAGGTAATCAGACTTATAGTGAAGGTGAAGAATATAGTAATGCAAATCCTGCCAGCACAGCAATGCCAGCGGGTATCACACCAAATCCATTAGGAGATAGTGCTTACACTGCTCCAAAAAAAGAGTTTAAGAAGTTTAGAAAGACAATTAAAGAATATAATGGATTCCAAAACGAACCCGAATCAGGTTTTGGTGGAATGTTAGGCGGTAGTGATAATAAAGAATATATGGATAGTTACAAAGATCCTAATAGAAATATTGGTATCGAAATAGTTAAAAAGAAAAAAAAGAACAAATAACGG